TCTCGGTGGAGCTGTCTTTTATAAATTCTTCGATTGATTGAACCATTATTGGGCCACCACAGAGTCAAACAACTGTTTGTCGCCAATAAGATAGGCGGCATAGGCTTTCTGAATTTTATCTATCGTAATTTTTTTATTTTTGGAACGAATCAGATTTTCGATCGCATTTTTATCGCTCCCAGGTATTTTTTCAACGGGGACATAAGATACACCTTTCTCGTCGGCAGTTAGAATCACCACCGGCTTCTCGGCATCCGGTAAAAATGTGCGATCAACAAAAACTTTTTTAATGATAAGTCCATCAATTATTTTTTGAATCTCGTCGCCAGTCGCTTTTCTTTTCCCGCCCAATTGGGTCAACTCAAAATTTTCAACCTCATGAGCCGCAGCCTGCTCAAACTGCGAGTATAATTTTGAAGCATCTTCGCTTTTCCGATAATCAGGTTTTATGAGATCGTTGCTCAATAACGTATTTTTAACCCGATCGTTAAATGTCACGGTTGTCGACAATTTTGGATCCATCATGCTTTTGCTTGAAGCCTCTCGCGCATCATTCCACATCCCCTCTGCCCTGGTCCTATGTGCTTTATCCAATTGTGCCCAATACTTCGTCTCAAATTCAGCACGCGACAATTTAGCCATGTCCGGCGCTTTGAGATCCAAGAAGTCAAGCCACGCCTTGTCATTGTTCTGCGGGTCCGACGCCCTATTTTCCAGGGCATTTCTTTGCTCTGGGGTTAGCTGTGTCCACATTGAAGGCGGAACAAGATCTCGAACATTTCTGGAACCCCTGTTTCCATCTATAATATTCGCCGCCTTTAAGTAAAGGTCATTGCGAAATTCAGCCTCTGCTGTTTTCTGGGCACTAAACATTCGGTTAACCCGCGTTTCAGTCTCATCCCTCAATTTTGGATCATTGATAGACCGAGTTAACTCAAGCGCTTTCAAGTGATTATCTTTAGAATTTAAAAATATCTCATCAGCCCGGCGCTGAGATTCCCCGCGCAAACTCCCTTCTTCAAGAGCTTTTTCTAAAGTCGTTGAATCTCTCCCCGATATCTGATCCTTATTTGCTTCAAAATATTGCTTCGCCGCCATGTCCTGATTGTTCGTCAACATTCTCTCAATAACCGCAGAGTGTGTTTTGCTTTGCGCGTCATTAATTTTCAACTTCAACCACTCCTCTGGAAGGCCATTTCTTTCCGCATGCTTAACCAGCGCCGCACGCTGAGTGTAGAGAGACATCTGAATCCGTTCGGGGTCCATGAAATTCAAGGCCGCGGCGTCTCGCTCATTCGCCAGATAAGATTCTGTCGTGGCGTCATCGTAACTTCGGATTTCTGAAGCAACATGCTTTTGAACACTGCTATCAAGGCTAGACCACCTCGCATTAACCATTTTTCTGAAAGCAAGTCTTTGAGTATCTGAATTTAAATTTTTAGAAATATCCTCAACACCTTTGTCCCAGTCTGTTTTTATCTGGTCTGGCAAGGCTAAAGCGTCTTTACCCCTCTTTGTCATCGCCCCCGTTTTTGGATCATACTGCAAGCGCGTTTCTAAAGCGGATAAATTTTTATCTGCATCTAAAACAGCAAGCTCGTCGGCTTGCTTTCGCTGCTCAGCCTGATACTTTTCAATTACCGACAAAGTTCCGATTGTCGCATTCGAAACGTTTGTCGCGGACGAACCACCGCCGAACGCTCCTTCTGGGGCAACCGGATTTAATTTAACCCCAGGAACAGGCCGATCGCCAACTCGGCGGCCAATGTCTTGCTGCTGCGAATAACGTGGAACAGTGGGCATAATCTTTAACTCCTTGAAATTTTACCGTTAACTCCGGCCGTCGATGATTTCTTCGATCCATACGCATCAACACCGTAAGCAAAAGCCTTTAACCCGCCAGTCAATAAAGTGTTCGACGACCTAAGGTCGCCAACGGACCTAGCCATATTTCCAGAAAAAAGAGTGTTCGCAGACTCCGTTTTAAAACCCCAGGCCTCACGCCAAGCATTGTTTTTTATTGTGATTGCGTCTAATTTACTGAAATACTTTGTACGGTTAAAATCCTGCTCAGCCTGAGATTGCGTTTCCGACAAAACGTCGGATGCTGAGCCGGATGAGACGTCAATTCCCTGCGCAGACAATGCGGCTCGCTGGCTCCCAGAAACCTTCTTCGCATCTTTTTTTATGTTTGAAGCTGAAACATTCCCTGCGCGCAACGCTTCTGCCGCAGCCGTATCTCCGCGCGCGATTGCATCATTTGCCTGGGCGTCTAAAATAGACGCATTCATACTGCTGACAGAACGTTGATATTCTCCCTGCATCTTCTCTTCTTGCGACTGAATGTAAGCCGAACCTAAGCTTACACCCGCCATCATTAAAGGCGCTGCTGCTGCTCCCATGTTACTGCCCCCTTATCGGAAAATACCCCGATGGAAATACCGCCAGAATAGAAAGTGGCAACGGATCAACCTGTCGAATAAAAACGCGTCCGTTTGAATTCCATTCCCCTGAAATATTGACGTCAATTGTTTCTGTTTTTAGCTCAACTGGATCATCGTAACCCTCGTCGCTTCTGAGTTTATATTCGTACAATCCTTCGAGAGGATCAACCGAATCATCGCTTGGCGGTTGTGATCCAGCAAATAGGCCACGCGAAGATTCAACAAATACTGAAACCTTGGAAACCATTTTTTTCTTATCGGACATGGTTTCCCCCTGGACAGTGTCAATATTTAGTGTTTCGATATCGGAAATATATGGTAGCCCTACATGAATAACAGCATATGGTTTATCGAGCGTGATAGTCCCACTTGAAACAGAAATTGCCGAATACGAAGAATTATTTGGATTCGCAACAACAAAACCATCGCCAACCACAGAGACGCTTTTACCTTCCAAATGCCACAGACCAGAAACGGAATCCACCGCACGCGACCATTCGGATATAGCCGTCGATCTCATTGCTACCGGAACCGTTTTATTTGCTGATCCGGTAACCACGGTTCCGCTCGTATAACCCGCTATCGTAAATCGAATCAGAGTGCCGTCGCTCCCAGTCAGAAAAATCTGATTGCCGACATCTGTCGAAGTAAAAAAAGAAGCGCTCGAAGTAAGCGTTAACGTCTCAGTATATGTCCAGTCTGTTCCGCCGCTTAGTGTCATCGTATGACCGCTATTCGTATTTCTTCCGTCGTACGACAAGGCGCAATCCATGAAAATCGAATCAACGATATCTGAAACCTGACGAGTCGACATTCGTTCGATGTAACGTTTCGTCGAAGAATTTATTGTCCGTTTAATCGTCAAATAGAGCGCGTCCTCGTTTCCCTCTGGAACAACACAAACATTTTCCACAGTTCCGTCAAAATCATGTCGGTGCCAGGCAACCATCTCATGCTCTCTGACATAAGTGAGACCAATCAGTTTCCCGTCATCGCGAACAACCCAAACGATTGAGTTTGGTATTTGCTGATAAGCCCAATCTAAAATCTCATACTGATCGAAAAGATGCGACGAAAATATTGTCAAGTCGTTGCCGCGATACCCGTCTACCTGCAAGTCAAAAACAAGATCCCTGATGATGGTTTTCCTTGCTTGAACATAGAGAACATTTGACCCCACAATCAGAGGCGATATATAAGACGAACCGTAGGCCGATTGCTGGGAAGGGTTGACATCCGACGGGGTTAAAATGCCCGAACCGTTCCCGTTTATAATCCACTCGCCGCCAGACGTGAAGAGAAGAAGTTTTCCCAATTCAACGATATGACGAACCTCGTTAACCTGCTTACCGACAATCGAAAAAATAACAGAATCGTCGTCTTGCAACGGAGAGCTTGTTGTGAAATTCTTAAAATACGAACTCCGTGAAGCCCAAAATTTTTCAGGATCGTTCGTTGAGTTTGCAAACCCCAGGCGTTGCTGGTAATAGGAAACCGCGGAAGGGTAATTTCCGGATGAAGCAAAAACGGATCTGTTTAGTGGCGGCCTATTTGTTAAATCCGGATCGATGCCGTCGTCAACAAATGAACTGCCCTCTGATGTACCGATGAACCCAAAAATCGTTCCAAATGATCCGGCTCTGTCAAAGCATTTATAAACATTGTATTCGGACGCCCCAGAAGAATTTGTCCATGAAACCTTAACAGTTGTTCCACTTGAGGCAATCGTTGAAGTGTTTGTTTCTGTGGCTTGCAAACTTTCCTCTGAATCAGAGGATGAAATTGCGGTCACAACATAACGTGCCACACGCGTTCCAAGAGTGTAAGGTCCGCCCGTCCCGTTATTTGTCAAACTGGTTGGGGCCGCTATTGCTGGTCCGAAAGTAATCGTTGAAAGCGTCCAAGAAGTGTGCCCAGTTCTCGACAATTCTCGCGGGGCATAAGTTTTATGGACAATCGTAATGACATCCGCGGATTGCGTAAACTGAAGCGTTGCGAGATCGGCTTCAACGTAGGGTGTAGAAATTGTGTAGACGCGATAAGCACTTCCGCCGGACGAGTAAGCGCTAAATGCTGTGCTGTTTACGTTAGTCCCGTCCATGTACTTTAATTCAAACGTGTTCGTGGCGACATTTGCTACCTTGAAATTTCTTCCATTCAGTTGAGTCATTCCAGCTACCCCAGAGATATAAACCTCCTCTCCGTTCGAGTACCCGTGAGCGCTAGCAGTTACGACGCAAGGATTCGCTTGCGTGGCCCCAGAAATAGTCTTTGCAGATTCAACAACCTGAGCGCCATTTCTTATAACGCGCATGTATTGGTCGCCAAATTCTAAAACATAAGTCTGATCTGAATTGAAAATAAACGGAATGAACCGAACAGTTTTTGACGAGTCCTTAACCTCAGCAACAAAAACGGTCCCTGGTCTATTGGTTGTGCCACCGTGACGCATGACCATCGAATTGCGGCACGTTTTTAGACCGTTGGCATATTTCACCTGATCTACGCGGGCGTAGAGTGATGGAGAAATTTCCCCTCCGGAAAAAGATCTCTGCGAAAATGTCGTCATGTTCGAGCCCTTATAAACTCACTATCCGGATCTTCCTCTACCTGTTCCTCGTTAAGCGCTGAGGCCTGAGCACGGGATATTTCGTATTCATAAAATCCGATCGCTCTTTTTCCTAAACCAAACGGATCCCCAGATGTGAGACGTGGGGCAATAAGCGCGGCTAAGCGAAAAGAGAGAGCCATGACAAACTCGTCGGGAAACCTGCTCGCCTCTGTTTCCTTGATCGTGTATTCCATTTCTGCACTTTCGAGATCACAATAAACAAGCAAGCCTGTTGCGTCCCTTCCGATTTTATACGGAACCCTGGATTGACGAGTATCATTTCTAACCCCACTAAGTATCCGGCGGATTTTTAAACAATCCGTCGGATACCTGTAGCTATAAGACCACTCGTCAGTCGGATCAGCTTCAACTAATTGCAACGCGGCAATACTTGACGCAAACGGCCAAGCGAAAGCGCTCAAGGTTGTGTCCCGGGCTAAAGTGTAAAACCTTCGGCAAACCTCAGCTTCTTGACTCCTGTCGGTGTCAAGGTTTGAGATTTCCTTTCCACTTGCGAGATGAGATATTGCTAGATTGCAAATTTCCGCTGTCGTTGCCATTTTATTTCAACCCAAGATCCTCAGAAGTTTTGTCATTATCACGAGCAAATAATCCGCCAATGAAAGGCCCAGAAATGGCCATGAGTTGACCAACATGCTTAATCCACTCTGGATCGCCCACGCTCGCAAAATAAGTCCCCAGTGCAGTCACTGCTCCTGCTAACGTCGTTTTCCAAGATTTCATTTTTCCGCCTCCCTTAAATATTATGTGTACCTTCTATTCCAGAATCTTCGCGTTTTAAAGTTCTCCAATTCAACCAATGCAATGCTTCTTCGAGCTTCGTAATTGCTAAAGCATTTTCTCGGCATTTGAATTTAGATCCCTGAAAAAATTCTAACCGCTGAATCGCAGCCAAAATCACGCCTTCGACAAAAGCCCCATTCGGGCTCTGCCTATTTTCACCGCGACCGAGAGGTCCATCTTGCCATCGAATATCGATGCCAACGCCCTGCACGCTTCCGCCAGTCGGATTCCCGTTTTCATCGATTTTGTTTTCCGACCGAATGTTTTGCATCATGACTTTGTTCTCCTTTTTGTTTTCATAGCCAGTCCAACCGATGTGCCACGTCCACCCGATTTTAATTCCCGTTTTGCTTAAGAAGTTTTTTAAAAAATCCATATATATTTAAGCGATGAACTCTGAAATCCTAAACACGAAAGAATCGAGCCCTTTTGTTATTTCCATGAATTCCTGAAACGCTTTTTTGCTTTGCAAGACGGCGAATTTTTTATTCAGATATTCAAACTGCTCTCCAAGAATAACGCACCCCATGGAATCATCCTCTGTGTTTCCCCAGTGAAACAATATCTTGGAGCGGCCTGCAAGAATGTTTGATCCTGGTAAATCTAAAATTTCAAACGTGTCAGGATATTTTTCCGAGTGATAACGTTTCGACAAAAAATCACCCGGCTTGATAGGCTTATACTTGGGGTCCTCATAATCCCTCTCGACGGTTACACAAAACGGATGTTGTTCGAAACGACCATTGTCGACTTGTATATTGTGGACCAAGACTCCACTCATACCATCTTTACTGGATCCTATTCTTTTAAGCGTTATCAGCGGGATCATAATTAGCTCCAACAATTTTTAATTTTTTCTTATCGCAACAATGCTTGCAGCACGTTTTGCCAATAGAACACTTGCTGCAAATAAAGTGAGTCCTTTCGTCATTCATGGTTTAACGGCATCTCCACTAACAGGAACAGCAGTCAATCCAGCATCCGTGATTGCCTTGTCCATCGCCGCAATTTTTTTCTGAATCTCAGCATCTTGTGCCGTGATATACACAATCTGAGCCGCAAATTGATCCCTGAATCCAGACAAACGCAATCGCTCTTCCTCGTAAAATGCGCCCTTTTCGCGTCTAACTTTAGCTCCGTTCTCAACGGAAGTTGAGATGATGGTTATTGGCGTTTTTTTGATGGCCGGCTCTGTCGATGGAACAACGACATACTCTTCCGCTCGAGCAATTCCGCCCAGAGCAACTCCTAAAATTCCTGCGATTAATATTTTTTTCATTTTTGATTTGCCTCCAATGTTTCAATGCGTTGATTTAAATTATCTACTGTTGCTGACAGTTCTTTAATTGCGTTCACAAGAGCAAAAGTTAGTTCGTGTGAATTGAAACCTAGAACGCTTGTTTTGTAGCCGATCTTTTCTGGGACAACCTCAACATTAGAACTTTGAGCAGAGAAAGTTGAACCGTTCTCAATGTCATAGACAAAACCAGTAGAAGAGTTTTTAACTTCGGTGTATATTCCTGCTTTTGCCGTTGGGAAGAGATAGTAAAAATCTTTATTTTTGAAGACTATAGCGTTACCATGCCCAGCACGCTGAAAGAATGTGGTTCCGCTCATTAGTCCGGCGGGAGCGTTGAAAACAGTCCATTGCTTTTCAAAAACTGCGGAACTAATGATTACAGTCGTTGAGTCGAATCCTTTTACATCATCGGTTGATTCAAATATTTTTTCTTTCTCTGTCACGGTCCCAGGGAAAACAGTTCTGATTTCTTGCGCCAGAACGCCGACTCCCTGATCGCCTTTCTTTGTTCCGCCGCGGCCATTGTGTGCGAATGTCACTGGGCGAATCTGCTTGATCTCATTGAGACCGACGGTATAGTCCGAAATATCTTCCTTTGTACGCGAATCAGACGTGATCGTCCACGTGTTTGTTGTCGGCTTTCCCGCGCTGTCTGCGCTGAGTTCGAGTTTGTAGGCCGGATTGTTCGTTCCTATGCCTAAGTTTCCGGCATTAGTCAGCATCATTCTTTCGACATGCGCATCTGACCCGTTGACGGTGTACCAGTTAAAAGCCCCCGTGTTTGACCCTCCGCCTCCGGCAGTTACAGCTCCAGCATACTCCGAGAAAAGCCAACCGCTGTTGTGTCTAATTTTCGCGGCGTTTGTGTTCCCCAAAAGAAAAAACTTGTCGCCATCGGCAAAATCCTCCTGAGAAATTGCACCGCCTTTTACGGCAAGCTTTGATCCAGGATTTGTCGTCCCGATGCCGACGTTGCCGCTATTGTCTATCGTCATTCGATCATTATTTGTTGATCCGGTTTGAAACCTTATTCCACCTGTTCCATCCTGAGTAACAGACTGCAAATATTGGATTCTGTTTCCGTTGTCATAGGCTAATCCACCATAATATTTATTTCCGCCGTCTCCATAATATTCTGTTCGCAATGTCGTAGAAGTCGCCGACCAAGATTGCCGTATGTTTCCATTGACTTCTAATTTTGCAATGGGAGAATTTGTCCCGATGCCGACATTTCCGCTAAAAGTATTGACCCCAAGCCAAGAATTCGTGCCATCATTTTGTTGCTGCGTAATTTGCCCCCAAAGGTGAATTTTGCGGTACGTGTTGTCATTGTTAGTGCCGACTAAGTTTAATCCGCTCGCAAACATGCTATTGCCGATTTTTCCATCATTGCCATCGCCGTATGCGTGAGGAAATTGCAAATATCCCGTAAGGTGCTGATTTCCAAACACATCCAATTTTTCTGCGGGAACAGCAGTCCCGATGCCGACGTTTCCAGTTAAATCAATTCGCATTCTTTCTGAGGGTTCTCCAAAGTTGGATGCAGAAGGATGCGTATAAAAAACTAAATTTGATCCATAATTAGAGGCCGTATTCGATATTGATCTGATTTGGCTGCTGTAATCACGATTAAGGGATCCAGGTGCTGGCCCCATGACTAACGTTGACACATTGTCAGAACCAAAAATATTGACGGTGCTCGATATTTGTAAATTATAATTTGGGCTAGTCGTGCCGATGCCGACGTTGCCGCCGCCAGGATTGATCAGCAAAGGATCATAAGTGCTTCCTACTGTTGTCGCCTGAAGAAATCCATAATTATTGCCAGTGTCGTATCCCATTTGCACTTGTTTGTTGGAATTCGTAGCACCAGATAATCGCAGATGATGTATCCCTGAAGCAAAACCCCCATCGGTTGCGATGGTTAGTTTACTGTTGGGAATCGTCGTTCCTATGCCAATGTTTCCTGATGGATCAATACGCATCCCATTTAGTGTAGCATCACTTCTCCACTGTGCTAGTGTCAGTCCACCTGTGTTGGCTGTCCCACTCGAATAGATCAACACGTTGTCTCCACCCTTTACCAACCCGTTATAACAGCCATCGCATGTACCAGGGATCATCCGTATGTAGTGGCCGAAATTAGAAGATAAAAGAGTTCCGAGTACACTGCCCTGCGATTCAAATACATTTAATCTTGCTTGAGGATCGCTCGTTCCAATACCTACATAACCACCATTATTAATTACCATTCGTTCAAGTGTTGCCGATGCCCCGTCAGGTGTCGTGCGGAAGCCAAGCCGTCCGGGCATATCATTTGTACCAGTAACTCCGTCAACGCTAGCAACAATTGCCGCCGATGGTATGTAAGATGATCCATCGTAGCCACTAAAAGAATATTGCCCCAAACTGTCACCATTGGTAACCGCCGAAGGTAAAGCAATCGTTCCACGCGCTTTATTAAAAACAACTTGAGAGTTTGACCCAGAAGAAGAACGGAAACTTTGCAGTAAAGCTTGCGCACCGTTCGTTGTTTGGTCTGCGATGTGGAGTTTTTGCGTCGGAACACTTGTCCCAATGCCAACGTTGCCCGATGTTAAGACAATAAAGCTGCTTTTCGTGACCTCAAATTGCGCTCCTGTCGCCATAGAAAATGTTCCAACCCCGAGGCGATTAGTGTCTGAGGCATTAATGGAGTTCACAAACATATCGCCAGTGCTGTTAAGTTGAGCTTTTACAGACGCATCGACCTGATTCGGAGACGTGGTTAGAAAGTTAAAAGAGGTTGGGAGACTTGTTGCCGAAGGTGTTCCATCGCCATTTACCAGGAATGCGCCAACACCTTTCCAGGCGCTGCCATTGTAGGCGTCCCAATAAAGCGATCCGGCGTAAAAATCCGACTGAGTAGGAATAGAAGGCGATGCAAGCGTCCCAGCCGAATCCCTAAACCTAAATTGTGGGCCGAGAAATTCATTCGATCCCTGCAAGGTTATTATTGGAATGGATCCAGAAACATGCAAATTACTTTCTGGATATATCGAACCGATTGCAACGTTCCCGTCGTTTTGTATTTTCATCGCTACGGACGTACCCCAGCTTGAGGATGTGTAGTCACCGAGCCCCTTTGTCATGAAATACATCGATTTATCTGTGTGCATGCCAATCGCCGCATTACCATTCTCAATCACGTTCGCCCCAGTCGAGATAATTCCTTTAAGCCATCCGCTACTGTAGCCGTCAGACGGAACAACATGCAATTTTGAATTTGGGCTACTGGTTCCAATGCCAACATTGCCTAATATATTCAGTCCGCCAGTTTTAGTTTGAATGGATCCAAGGACAGTGACGTAGTTCGTGTTCGATGGATTCAGTACGTTATAGGTTGTGGAAAGTTGAAGCGCAGAAATCGAAGAAAATGCGGCGGCAAATTGAGAAGAGGCCAAGGCCGCTGTCGATTGGATTGCAGATAAAACATCGATACCTGAAATATTAACACCTGCATTTGTTCCGCGAACGGTAATGGATCCATGAACAACGTCCAATTTAGAAGAAGGGGTTACCGTGTTTATTCCCACGTCCCCAGCTTCGGTTAAATTAATTGGTATCACGTGAGTGAAAATATCCCCCGTTCCAATCAGCAATGATTTTGCGTGCAACTGCAAATCAACGTAGTGTCCAGTTTGCTTATTCGTCGACAAGAAATAATTTGAATTCGCTCCAGCGCTCCAACCTAAATCTATGGACGCCGCAGCGTTGCTGCTTACGGCAAATCCAAAACTCGGATTTGTTAACCCTATCCCAACTTTTCCATCAAAATATCCGGTGTGGACAGAGAATGTTGCGTTCTGAACGGTCGCGAATTGATTCTGAATGTAATTCGTCGAAAAAGCTGTGGTAAAAATTGTTGTGGTTGCTGCACTCAAGGCATCGATTTTAACTTGCGCCGTTGAGCGAAAAATATTGAATCCACTATTTGCCACGGCGAGAGTTCCGGTATCAATGCGGATCTGAGTTACAGTGCTATTTAAAACGTCAATCTGTGGTTGGGCATTAAATCCGGCAGGAGATAAAATCTGAATCGTAGCATCATCTGGTTGAGAAACAGGATGATCTGGCATTGACAAAAAATAACCAATCCGTTCGATACCATCTTCTCCGGTAACTGAAATTGGAGTCGGATTATCTATCGCCAGAATAACAGAAATTCCGGAGGATAACACAATCAAAACAAATAGAAATCTAAAAAAAATTCTCATTCAAATTACTGAATTGCAAGAATTGCCCCAGTTGTAGAAGCAATCGCATAAATTGCGGATTGGCAAAATGTGAATCTATCCATTGTCCAGCTTCCACGTGGAGCCAGTGTAATACCCTTATTCAGAACCGCTGTTGACCCCAGTCCGAGCGAAACCGTGGAATTGGACGCGTTGTAGAGAACGAGGCCGGTTCTTGAGTCGTTTCCATTCAAAACCAGCGTGCTTGAAGATAAAACGGTAACCTGTTCTGCGACCTTTGGCGTTAAAGGCTCAGAGTGGATTATCCTCCTGACGCCATCCAGTAAATGAATTTTTATTCCCATTTAAACGATTGTCCCGAGCCACAGAGTAACGCTTGCACCGGTGCCACTAATTGACGTAATCTTACCGCGAACATACTTCCATGAGCTGTCAACTGAAAAACCAGAGCTGCTTATTGCGGTAGAAAGAGAAACGTCAAAAGTTGCGACGTCAAGCCACAGAGAACCATCACTGGAAGACTGAACAATAATCGTTGCCGAACCTGTTCCGACTGTGGTTGAACCAGAACATTTAAAAGTTCTGCTCTCTCCTACCGGCGAATGCGCTGCACCAGTTGTAATTTCAGAAACACCGTCTAAAATTTTAACCGCAACGCATTCTCTCATTATTTTTCCATGAACGAAGCCAGCTGAGATTTAACTTTTGCAATGTTTTCGTTTAACTCATCAAGAGAAACCTGAGCTGCTTTTTTCTTGTCGTCAAGAACGGCAATATCAGCAATTAAAACTTGCTTCTGATCCATTATTTTATTGAACTCAGCATTTGCCGATTTAATAATGTCTTCCGCTTTCTGCTTCGTTTTTTCAAAAATAGTCGCGGCAGAATTAGTTGCATCGCGAATAGTATCATCAGCGTTTTTTCTGATTGCTTCGAGTTTTAATTTTTCATTTTCAATCTGTAACTTCACATTCTGAAGAGATTTAACAGCATCCTGTTCTAAGGCGATCGCTTGATCCTTCCTGATTAAAGCTTCCCGCCCTGCTTGCTCAATGCTTCCAATAACCTCAAGAGCATCGGCAACTTCCATGATGCTTTTGAATCTAACCGCTAACCGTCGAATATCTTCCGCTGCCTGAATTAAATTTCCCAAGGTATTACCTCCGAACTAAAAGTAGTGTTGCCACCAGAGAAGTCGAACCATCCCCGGCTGAAACTCGCGGGCGAACGTAGCGCGTAACTTCCTCAGACGCTTCAAGAGCTGCCGATGTTTTGCTGATTGCGTTCCCCTGGGGATCCGTTAAAGCCACATAATTCGTACCATCGTTGCTTCCTTCTAGGTGGATTGTCCCGCCGGATCCGAACGTGCCTGTGAACTGAATGCTGCGAAGAGACGCCCCGGGTAATTCAACGGGAACACCGTCATCGCCATTCAGCAATCCGGTCCAACTCACCAAAACGGCATTGTCCCCAAAAGTCGAAAGAGGGGTTTCTGTTTTGCTTCTTGTTGCCATAAATTTCTCCTGTTTGCTTAAGGGGAGAGGCTTTCGCCCCTCCCCCTAAAACAATTTATAGAACGTCTAAGTTTTCCGTGTCCGGCTCAACTGCTTCCACTTTAACTTTACCGCGAGAATTAACTGCGGAAAGTGGTTTGACCCAAGAGCAAATGATTTTAGGTTTGCCGTCAATCTCAACGGGTTTCCCTTTTGCATCTAACTCCATGTAGTCTTTTTGATCCATCTCAAACACAGAACCCTC